GTGCGGCGGGTAATGTACGGAGGACGCTACATCCCGAAGAAATAAGACTTCCGTACAAAGACTAAGATTATGGCAACAACAGAAAGCAAAAAGAATCCTTTAAAAGTGGTTTTAGGCAAGCATCGTGTAAGTTACGTGCACATTAAAGAACCGTCTAGCTTTGAGGAAGATGGAGAAAAGAAGTACGACACTACTTTCTTAATCCCTAAAGATCACCCGGATGTAGAAAAGATTAAAGCAGCTATTAAATCGGCATATCAGTCGAATAAAGAAAGCGTGTTTAAGGGGCTGCCTCTAACTAGTCCAAAACTGTGGAACCCTCTGAGAGATGGGGATGAATGGCTGGAAGAACATCCGGAGGCGGCCGAGTACGAGGGATGCTACTTCCTTAAAGCCGCATCAAAGAACCAGCCGAAAGTATTTGATTCCGATAAGCAGGATATTATAGATTTGGACGATGTGTATAGTGGCTGTTATTGTCGTGGTGTGATCGTCTGCTATCCGTTCAATAACAAGACTAAGGGGTTCGGCTTCTTCCTTAATAGCCTTATGAAGATGGAGGATGGCGAGCGGTTAGGCGGCTTTGAGGCAAGTGCAGACGACTATGACGATGAAGATTTAACATAATCACTAATCAAATGGAGGGGGCGGCTTTGGAACGGCCGCCCTTTGAATTTAACCCCCTAACTATAAAATTATGGTGAGAAACGTATCATTAAAAAGGGAAATAGAGGATATACTGGAAAACGCCCGTCTTTCGAAAAATTTATGTGTGTCGGAGCGAATCAACGAACAAGGGTTCAAGTGTACATATAGTTTTCCCGGTAATATGCGAGAAGAATTAATGCGACGGGCCAGCCGGCCTAAACGGCAACAACCCCAATACAAAGGCGGGGAATACACACAAAAAGGGCTTGCCCTTCTGGAAAAGAACAGAGAAGCTATACAGGTCCTGTTCGATATCCGTTACTTGATGGAAAAGCACGGTTACGACGTACAGAATGCCTGCAAGGTATTATTCAAGGATAAAAAGGCGCTGCCTGCTGGTTTTTGCCGTAAATCGATACGTGAGTATTATATGGGCTCTGTGTGGTACACAAAATACTGTTTCGAGGCTGCCGGAAAACAATGGCATTTGGAGCGCCTTATCGACTTGTTGCCAATGTTACCAAAAGCATGGTTAGACGGAATTGAAATAACTGCGTAAAACAAAGAAGAAATGAGCAGAATACAGGAATTAGAAGCTGAAATACAGCGTATAAAAAAAGAAGAAGCTGATAAAAAGAAAGCATTGTATCAGCATTTTGTTGGTAAGTATGTGCATAGAGCGCACACTTCGTATGAAAAGATTATCGGCATAGATCGTATTGATACAGACGAATTTGGCGACGAAGTGGTATTTGATAGTATTCATGTATATTACGATAATAGAGGAGATGAATACAATAATGATGCAAGTATCAATTTGCAAGACTGGGGGCAAGCCTATGCCGAAGAACTTGAAAAACAACTAATATCTCCTGAAACTTTCAATAAAGCACTGAATGATTGCATTGATTTAATAAGACGAAGATTAGCGTAAAACCAAACAGAAAGGAACCAAACATGAAAGTAGGGGAATATTCATATTCAGTGTGTGGACGGGGGTATAGGATTTGCGTTTGTGTTTATTCAGATGGGACTACGGCGAGATTGAGTCCTGTACGAAATGAACCGCTTTACAGTGATCGGGAAACTGCCAGGAAACGAGTATACCAGCTTAACGGATGGAAGTATGAAAAAAGAACATCAACAGTTAATTGCAAAAGTACGCCGTCTCAAACATAGCGGGGTTACTTTTGAGGTAAGGCCGGGCGGTATCCTAACCGCTCGCCTTCCTACAGGGTTATGGTGCATTATCCTGGATAACTACCCGGATGAAGTTTGCAACGAACTAATTGATATTACACTATGAGGCATTTACATATAGATATAGAAACGTATTGCGATCTGGATGTATCCGATGTTGGGGTATACCGTTATGCGGAGGACCCCAGTTTTCGTATTATTCTTTTCGCGTATAGTTTTGACGAAGGGCCTGTTTATGCGCTGGATACTTCCGGTGATACTTTCCCCGGTGAGAGTATCCCCGCAGATGTATGGAAGGCGCTAACAGCCCCGGATGTGCAGAAGATTGCGCATAACGCAAACTTTGAGTTTGTCTGTATTGGTACCCACTACGGATTAAGTCTGGACTTAACGCAGTGGTTTTGTACTATGATAGGAGCCGCTTATCTGGGGCTACCGCTTAGCCTGGATAAGATAGGGCAGATATTAGGGCTTTCCGAGCAAAAGGATACGCGCGGTAAAGCTCTAATATCTTATTTCTGTAAACCCTGTAAACCAACTAAGAGTAACGGAGGCAGAACCCGTAATTTACCGGAGCACGCGCATGAGAAATGGGCGGCATTCACTGAGTATAACCGACAGGATGTTAAAACGGAAATGGAGATATATCGGTATCTTATGCGTTTTCCCGGACTGTCGCAAACGGAGTGGGGTAACTGGGTACTGGACCAGGTTATTAACGCCACCGGTATAACTATAGATTTGGAACTAATAAAAGCCGCGTTAGAGGCGAATGACGAATTTACAAAAGGGGTTCACGATGAGCTCGTTAACATTACCGGTATAGATAATCCGAATAGCCTGCCACAGCTAAAACGTTGGCTTTGTCAGGAGTTGGGATATGAAGTGCACAGCCTTGGAAAGGACTACTTAAAGGATGCGCTGGACGGTGATTTGTTACCCGATCATGTGCAACGTGTTTTCCGGCTTCGCCAACTTGCGTCTAATACCTCTATCAGTAAGTACGATACAATGTTAGCATACATGTGCAAGGATGGGCGTATACGCGGGCTGCTACAGTTTTATGGTGCTAACCGTACCGGACGATTTGCGGGTAGAGGAGTCCAGATACAAAACCTGAAACGCACATTAAAGAAAGGGCTTGAAACCGCCCGAGAGGCTGTGCGTAAAGGAATCGCCGATTTATTGTATGATAACTTGCCCGATGTAATAAGCCGTATTACCCGCACTGCGCTCGTTGCCGCCCCCGGATACTCTTTAGTTGTATCGGACTTCTCGGCTATCGAGGCGCGGGTACTGGCTTGGGAGGCGGGGGAAGAATGGGTGTTAGATGTATTCCATACCCACGGTAAAATTTACGAGGCTACGGCCGCTAATATGTTTCATGTTCCTTTGGAAATGATTAGCCACGGCAGCGACTTGCGGGCCAAAGGTAAAGTAGCTACACTGGCTTTGGGATACCAGGGTTCGGTAGGTGCCCTTATTGCTATGGGGGCGTTACGTGAAGGTTTGACAGAAGGGGAGTTACCGGCAATTGTAAAGGCGTGGCGTTCGGCTAATCCGAATATAGTTAAATATTGGCGCGAAGTCGAGGCCGCAGCTAAACATGTTATAGAGAAGAAGACGAGATATGTACTACGCAAAAAGTATTGCTCCCTTATCTTTTCTTATGACCGTGGCTATCTTTTCATCGAACTACCCAGCGGCAGGCGTCTTAGCTATTACGGTGCGTCCGTGGAAAAAGGGCGTCTTAGCTATTGGGGAATGGACCAGGTAAAAAAGATATGGGTTAAAACCGATACGTACGGCGGCTCTTTGGTAGAGAACATTACGCAGGCTATCGCCCGTGATTGCCTATGTGATACGATGCACCGTATATACTACGACGCAGGGTTACCGATACTTATGCACATCCACGATGAAATAGTATGCGAAGTACCGGAAAGCGAAGCCGCCGAAAAGTTGGATGTGATGAATGATATAATGTCCGTGGGGCCCGCATGGGCAAAGGGCTTACAGCTAAAGGGTGACGGATATATAAGTAAATATTATAAAAAGGATTAGACTTATGAAACAGAATATTTAAAAATGGGGACTACCTGCGGCCGTAGGCACCTGCCTTATTCTTACGATACTAAAAATGTGCGGTTTAATCGCTATCGGGTGGGCGTATGTCTTTGCTCCGATATGGCTTCCTATTGTATTGGCTCTATTGCTTGTACTCGTATCGTACTTCAGTACTATAATAAATTCTAATGGGTATGATAACTCTGAAAAATAACATCACCTTAGACATTGCCACTGCAAGTACCTGCCGTGCTACGAAGTGGCAGAACAAGCGTACAACCTGGCAGGACATCGTTAATACCTTGTCACAGACAGAGCGCACCAGTGAGACAATAAAGCAGTATTTCTCCTACAGCAAAGACAAGCAGGGGGAGATAAAGGACGTTGGCGGTTTTGTTGGCGGTTATCTCCGTGAGGGTAGGCGCAAGAAGGGTTACGTAGATTACCGGCAGATCGTCTGCCTGGATGTGGACTACGGTACGCTTGACCTTTGGATAGACTTTGGACTGATGGAGTACGCGGGCTGCATGTATACAACGCACAAGCATACACCGGAGGACCCACGTTTACGTATTGTCTTCCCGTTATCCCGTAAAGTCAGTCCGGACGAGTACGAGGCGATCGCCCGTGTAGTAGCCAGTTGGTTAGGTATAGATGCGTTCGACGATACGACTTATCAGCCTACCCGCTTGATGTATTATCCATCCACGAGCAAAGACGGGGAGTTTATATTTCACTATACGGACGGGCCGATAATGGATGCGGACGAAGTGTTAGCCGAGTTGCCTGCCTGGCAGGACCCAACCACGTGGCCCGTGTCTTCACGGGTGAAGGACGTAGTTAAGCGTGACGGTTCCGGCAAGGTGGAGGATCCGGAAGATAAAGGCGGCATTGTCGGTGCTTTCTGTAGGGCCTACACGATGGACGAGGCTATAGCCGAGTTCCTGACCGAAGTGTACGAGCCATGCGAGGAACTGGGGCACGACCGTTATAGTCTTGTAGGCGGTTCTACATCCGGCGGCTTAGTGGTTTATGATAATAAACTGGCATATTCGCACCATGCCACCGACGTAGCGGGCGGTAAGTTGCTTAATGCGTTCGACCTGGTACGCCTTCATAAGTTCGCCGATCTGGACGAAAAAGCCAAACCGGATACGGAGATAACGAAGCTACCGAGTTACAAGGCTATGGCGGAGTTTGCCAGTAAGTTAGGTCCGGTTAAAAAGGAAGTGGTACGCTGTCGCCGGGAACAAGCCGCCGACGACTACGACGAGATAGAGAGCAAGGCTAGGGAAGTGGCTGAGGCAGACGACTGGATAGGTGAGCTAGAGACAGAAGGTAAGAACGGGAAGATAAAGAATACGATTAATAACGCCGTACTGATACTACAGAATGACGAGAATTTAAAGGGCCGGTTAGGGTTTAACGAGTTCGAACAGCGAGAAACTGCATTAAAGCCACTTCCGTGGGATAAGAACGTTACGCGTTACCCTCGTCCGCTGTCAGATAGTGATGATGCGGAGTTACGCCTATATTTAGAGCGTTGCTACGATATAACGAACAAAGGGCAGATCGCTGATGCGGTTATAGTAGTATCTCGCGCCAATAGTTACCATCCGGTCCGTGACTATCTGGACGCTACGGAATGGGATGGGGTGGAGCGTTTAGATACGCTTTTCATTGATTTGTTCGGTGTGGCGGATACACCCTATATAAGGGCTGTAACCCGTAAGGCATTTTGCGCGGCAGTGGCGCGTATTTACTCGCCTGGTTGTAAGTTTGATTATGTTACGGTAATTGTCGGAGAGCAGGGGATAGGAAAGAGTACGACGCTTGCGAAGATGGGGGGAGATTGGTTTAGCGATAGCGTGTCTACCCTTGTAGGGCGGGAAGCACTAGAGAGTATACAAGGCTCCTGGTTAATCGAATTAGGCGAGTTAGCTAGTTTAAAAAAAGCAGATATAGACGCGGTTAAGCACTTTGTATCCAAAAAAGAGGACCGTTTTAGAGTAGCTTACGGTAAGCGTATAGAACATTTTCCCCGGCGTTGCGTCTTCTTCGGAACTACGAACGAAGAAGATTTTTTGCGTGACGTGTCGGGCAACCGCCGTTTTTGGGTGGTTGACTGCAAAGGTTGTACGGGTAGGTTAGACTTTAAAGAGTACTTGACGAGCGCCACGATAGCTCAGTTATGGGGTGAGGCAAAGGAACGGTATGTACAGGGGGAGCCCCTTTATCTAGCGGAGGCAGGGCTAGAAGAAGAAGCCCGCGCAATACAGGATAAACATTTAGAGAAAGATGATAGAAGCGGGTTGATCAATGAATATCTAGAGAGGTTACTACCGGAGAACTGGGATACTTTAGACCCGTATCAGCGCCGTAACTGGCTATCGGATGAAAATAATGTGGGTACCGTAAAACGTCAAAGGGCGTGTATTTTGGAAATATGGTCCGAATGTTTAGGCAAGGACCCGAACAGTATAACGCGGCGGGATAGTTACGAGATAAGCCGTATAATGAAAAGTTTGAGGGAATGGGCGCCGTATGGCGGAACATTAAAGTTTAAGTATTATGGGTCGCAGAAAGGTTTCGTAAAAACGGAAACCAAGGATAGGGATTAAATCGGTTTGGTTTCCGTTTGGTTTCCGATATGGTGGAAACTAAAAAAGTTGGTTTCCTTGTTTGGTTTCCGTTTGGTTTCTAAGTAAATGGTTTATAATAAGTAAGATATACGCAAAAGAAACCAGAAAACCAAAAAATAGGATAAATAGTAAAAAGGTAAAAAAATAGAGGAAATAGGCGTAAAACGCACAATACGTACGATTTATACATACGTATATAAAGTATAGGAGTTTTGGTTTTTTGGTTACCTAAAGATATAAAGTTATGGCAGAAGAACGTAAAATAGAAAAGTTTTTAGTAAAGGAGGTAGAAGCGTTGGGCGGGCTTTGCGTGAAGTTCCCGCCGATATTCTTCCGCGGCTTTCCCGATCGCATAGTATTGCTGCCTGGCGGCACTATCGCTTTTGCGGAGTTGAAGGCACCGGGCGAAAAGCCCACGCTAATACAGCGCAGGGTACACGAGCGTTTGCGTGCGCTGGGCTTTAGGGTTGAGGTGTTAGACAGCAAAGAGTCTGTAACCGGCTTTATTCTATCCCTATGATACGCACGCTGTACAACAAGAAAAGCGGCCGGTCTTACCAGACAGACCCGCACCAGCAGACAGCCTACGAGCACCTGTACGCCAATCCCCGGGCTGCCCTGTTCCTGGGCATGTCATTGAGCAAAACGGTTATTGCCCTCAGCTACCTGTACGATATGCACTACCGCGAAGCGGCAATAACTAAGACGCTTGTAGTAGCTCCCGATAAAGTGGCGCGCATCACATGGCCCGACGAGCTAGAGACGTGGGCACATTTGGAAGGTACGCGCTACAGTGTAATAGCCGGCACTGCCGCACAGCGTGTGAAGGCGCTTAACGCCGATGCTGAAATATACATTATAGGCGTGGATAATTTAGCTTGGCTTATAGACAGGTACATAACAAAGAAGAACGGCAAGTATACGGGTGAGTTGCCGTACGACTGTATCGTATTGGACGAGTTAAGTCTATTTAAGTCGCGGGATAGCCAGCGTTTCAAGAAACTGCGCAGGGCGGTTAAGACGATAGACTACCGTATAGGGATGACCGGCACGCCATCGCCTAACGGCTACGTAGACCTGTGGGCGCAGATGGTTCTGATTGACGATGGCGAGCGGCTGGGCGATACGTTTGGCAAGTTCGTAGATAAGTATTTCACGACAAGGGGTAACGGGATGATCGTATACGAGTATATTCCCCGTCCGGGAGCTCCTAAAGTGATAGCGCATAAACTACAGGACATAGCGTTGACCATGCAGACACGCGACTTTATCGAGTTGCCTGCCTTGCATACGGAGGATATAGAACTGATGTTTACGCCGTTTGACCGTGAAGTATACGATACCCTGGAAGAACAGTATGTTCTGGACTTTATTGGCGATGAAGCCAGTGTAACGGTCAAGACAGCGGCCGATCTGACAAACAAACTATTGCAGATAAGTAGTGGAGCGATTTACGAAGATGGGGAAGGTACGGGGCGTCCCTGGCACGAAGTCAATACCGTGAAGATAGACGCGCTACGTACGCTGTTGGATAAGTACCCGGATGAAAATTTTATTGTAGTGTATCAATTCCGTCACGAGATAGACCGCATACGGGCAGCTTTCCCGGAAGCGCGGGAGTTACGCAAGGGCAAAGCTACCGTAGAAGACTTTAGGGATTGGAATGCCGGGAAAATACGTCTTTTGCTTATCCATCCCGCCGGGGCGGGGCACGGCCTAAACCTACAATTCGGGGGCCGCCGTATGGTATGGTTTTCGACTACGTGGAATTTAGAGCACTACCAGCAGACGGTAGCGCGCCTATTGAGGCGCGGGGCACTGCGGGAAATATACGTATACCGGCTTATCGTGAAGGGGACACGGGATGGCAAGGTATGTAAGCGCTTGGCGTCTAAGGAGACTAACCAGACTTTTTTAATGAACGAAATAAAAGAACTTAGAAATAAATACAGACATGGGTAGACGAAAAGAAGAAGTTCAGCCGACGCCTCAGAACGAGGCTAAGGCGCGTGATTTTATGAACTGGTACGCAAATAATATGCACCGGATAAAACAGTATATACCCGGCAACGAGTATAGCGAAGATATGGCATCTGATGCGTTGATACGTGGGTATAATGCGATAGCGAGGGGCGGCACGGTCGTTAACGACTATTTGCGGTACTTCCTCAAAACCTATCGTGCTACTTTCCTGGATTCTCGTAAATCGCCTAACATCCTGCGGACTGATGAAGTAGATGTAGCGGGTATGACAGTAGTAGAAGCGGATACGGCGGGATACGAAGAAGCAGTAGAAAATCTGCGTAACGAGATAATAGGGTACGTACGTAACCGGTACGACGGCGCCGCCGCAACGGTATTTGAGATATATACCGAACTGTATCCCAATGCTTCGTATCCGTTCCTTTCCCGCATGTTAGGCATTCCCCGCAGTAGGGTGAAAATGTGGGTCGGCGGGGTAAAGAAAGGCATAGTAGAGCACTTCGGCAATTGTGACTACGTTTCTCTTTTAGCCTGAAAAAAAAGTTTTTCGTCTTTAGTGCATGGAGGCACTAAGTTTTTTAATCATAGTTACCGCGATGGCGGTGTTTAACGCCTTCCTAGCCTATGTGCTGGGATGGCTTTTTACGGAAGTTGTGAGGCATCCGCTACAGTTCAAGCCATTTAACTGTAGGGGCTGCCTCACGTTTTGGGTAAATCTTTTGTTAGGCGTGTTGCTGGCGTTTGTCGCGGCGCCGTTGCATCCTTGTAATGAATATCCCGATATGCGTACTACTGTACTCTACGGTATTGTTGCTGTCAGTGTATTAACCGGGCTAATTAACTTCTTATATATCAAATTAAAATTTAGAATTTATGAGTAAAACGGATTATTCCAAAGTATCGCCGAGACTTGTGGAACGGGTTAACGGCGTGATTGAAGAAAGTAAGCAACACCGGTATAGTGTATCGCGTGTCTACGCTGCGTATAACGAAGTATTCGGAAAGCAGGAAAGGCCACAAACATGTAGTAGCTGCCTGCGTAATCGTGTGCGCGAGTTGGTACGATGGCAGGAAGGCTATATCGAATATTTGGCAGCAAAGGAGGTACCGCCAGTACCACCGGTGTCGACGGAAGAGGTGTCGGCAGAGGTACATCCTGACCTGAATAACCCACAATTCGCAGAACCTGCACAGGGCGTTATACGTGTACCGATGGCCGAGGGTTTGCCAATCGACTTTATACCTACCGATGACGACGGACACAAAGGAACGGTTAAGTATGCAGACGGTACGGCCGTAAAACCGGGTTCCTATAAAACGTCGCGTGGGGCGTGGGTTACTGTGCAGGTAGGCGGTAAGGCGCGAATGTATGAGGATGGCGTCACAGAGAAAGTAACGCCCGAGTCTCCGGATAATACCGAAGGCGCGGGGGAGAGTGCAAATAAAGACGACGGGGAAAGCCTGTTGTGATAAGTTGGTAAAGTATGTCGGAACGTTTAACAGGTAATCAACTTTGGAGACTTCGTACGAAGCACGGGCGGGATAAGCTGTTCGGCGACGCTGCGTTATTACTTGAAGAAGCGTACAAGTATTTCGATTGGTGCGATCGTCACCCCTGGGAGAAAGTAGAGTTGGTAAAGTATAAAGGCGGGTACGAGGAGGCGGATGTACCGCTGGGTCGTCCTTATACTATGGATGGGCTAACCATTTACTTAGGCGTATCCGGCAGTTACTTCCGTACTGCAAAAAGGCAGTTACTTGAAAAGATGGAAGCGGGCAGAGCCACTACCGACGAAATAGAACTAATAGGGGCTATTGAGCGGATAGAGCACATTGTACGCTCTCAGCAGATTGAGGGGGCGGCACTGGGTATCTTTTCTCCTGGCCTGGTGGCTCGCCTTAATGGCATAGCCGACAAGCAGGATATTACGAGTAAGGGCGCGACTGTAATGAAAGTGACTGTACGTGATAGTAAGACAGATGAAGACCTGGAAGTATTAAAGAGCCTGTTATAATGGACACTACAAACGTATTTAGCAAGAACCTTGCAACATACATAAGTTCCGGGGTGCGTACGATTGTAAACAAAGGGGGGACGCGGTCCTCTAAAACATGGTCTATTCTACAGTTGCTTTATATTATAGCCCGAGAATCGAAAATCCCCCGCACTATATCGGTCGTATCCGAAACTATGCCCCACTTAAAAAGGGGGTGTATAAAGGACTTTAGGAAGATGTTAGAGCTTGATGGGCTTTGGGATGATAACGCTTGGAATGCTACTGACTTCAAATACCGGGTAGGGCAAAGTACAATAGAGTTTTTTAGTGCAGATACGCCCGGAAAAGTGACCGGTCCGGCCCGTGAGATACTCTATATCAACGAGTGTATAAATGTGCCTTTTGACATATATCGGCAGTTATCCTCACGTACGGGTGAAAAGATAATACTTGACTATAACCCCTTATATGAATTTTGGGTAGATAGTAAAGTATTGCCGCGTGAAGATACTGTACTTATCCATAGTACATATAAAGACAATGACATGTTGCCGGCCGCCCAAATTGCCGAAATAGAGTATCAGGGCAGTATAGATGATAATTATTATCGGGTAATGATATTAGGTGAAACCGGCAGTTACGAAGGTATGATAATAAAGAACTGGGATATAGTACCCGGGCTTCCACCGCGTGACACATGGAAAAAACATTGGATAGGTGTAGACTTCGGTTGGTCGGCTCCTACCGCTATAATGCTGGTCGTCCAGGGGGAAGGCGGCGAGGTGTGGATAGACGAGATAGCGTACAGTCTTAATATGGATAATCCCGATATAGCGGCTGCTGTGCGTGCTGCGGGCTTTACCGATACGGAAGTAATATGCGACAAGGCGGAACCTAAAAGTATCAGGGAGCTTAAAAATATGGGCATTAATGCTGTGCCCTCGGATAATAAAGATATTGATCTGGGGATTAAAGTGATGAACCGGTATAAAAAGCATTATACGCAAAGATCACTGAACAGCATAGACGAAAATCGGAAGTACCGGTACGGTCAGGACCCGGACGGTAATTATACAGGTAAACCGATCGACAAGTTTAACCACGCAAAAGATGCGGAAAGATATGTATTTCTAAATAGATTAAGTAATATTTCTTCGGGCTTTGATGTCACGGTAGGCACTGCCGCCCGAAGGTGAAAAATGAAATATCATGCAAGTATCAGAGAGTAATTTACGACTGGCGTACCCGTTGAGTACGGCTGACAATAGGGCAAAATACTTGCCTTTCTTGAATGGCGCAGCAATGCGGTATAATATTAATACGCCTTCACGTCTTCGGGCATTTCTGGCAATGGTGGGGCACGAGTCCGGGCAGTTACGGTTAGTAGAGGAGAATTTGAACTACGGCGCCGCTGGGTTAGTGGCCACATGGCCCAAACGTTTCGACACGGTGAAGGCGCGGGCCTATGCTCGCAATCCGGAGAAGATAGCAAATTACGTGTATGCCGGTCGGATGGGGAACGGTGACGAGGGTAGTGGCGATGGTTGGAAGTACCGGGGGCGCGGGCTTATCCAGTTAACCGGTAAGGATAATTATGCAGCTGCGACGAAAGGTATGTACGCCCTTCCTATGGGTGTAGACTTCGTAGATAATCCTGCTTTGCTGGCTACGCCGGAATACGCTGCATATTCTGCGGCTTGGTTTTGGGATTCAAACGGGCTTAACCGTTTGGCTGATGGTTTGGATAACCCGACGAAAGAGTACGAAACTTTTAAGGAACTAACGAAAAGGGTGAACGGCGGGTATAACGGTTTATCCGATCGCTGGACGATTTACCAAACCCTAAAAAAGATATTAAAATGAAAAATGTGTTTTTAGCCCTGTGGCTGGTTTTTGTTATGTGGTTTCTGGCTGGATGCTCCAAAAAAATATATGTTCCCGTAGAGACTAAAGTAACGGTAAAAGAGACAGTGCGGGACACGATTATAGACGTGCAGTTAGAGCGGGAGTATATAAAACAGGTCGTTCCTGATACCACCAGCATTGTAGAAACGAAGTACGCTATATCTACGGCTATATGGCACGGTGATAGCGGAACAATGGAGCACATGATAACTAATAAAACCGACACTATCCAGGTGTCCGGCAAAGTGAAGGAAAGCGAAAAGGTAACAGAGAAGCCCGCGCCTTATCCGGTATATATTGATAAGGCTGTAGACCGTCCTGTACGTATGCCGTTGCGTTGGTATGAAAAGATATTAGTATACATCGGTACCGTGGCTTTAGGCGGGGGAGTCTTTTGGATTATTGCTAAGGTTAATAAGTCTAAAAAATAACGTTTTTGTTATGGTTTTGTTTGGCAGAGAATAACGAAAACGTTATCTTTGTGTCTATAAAGTAAAAGCTCTTTGAAATTATGAAGTATTCAGAATTAGTTGCGGCCCTAAAGGCTGCCGGTTGCTACATTACCCGACACGGCGCTAATCACGACGTTTGGTACAGCCCTATTACTCAAAGGCCGGTTATCGTGCCGAGGCATGGGAGCCACGAGGTACCTAAAGGGACTGAACGTAGCATTAAGAAAAAGGCGGGGATTTAATCCCCCGCCCTCTTTCTGAATATTAATAGTTCAGGCTTTTACTTTATTTTAGCAAAGGAGGAATTATGAAAGTTACAGTTATTATTGAACGGGCAAGCGATGGCTATTTTTCTTGCTATGTGGACGACGACGGAGACGCTTTAGATTTTGGTCTGGTTGGTCATGGTGACACTGTTGAGTCTGCCAGGGCTGATCTGTTGCAGGGCTATAAGGAAATAAAGGAAATGCGTACCGAGGAGGGTAAGGAGACGCCTGATCTAGAAATAGAATGGAAGTACGATTTAGAATCGTTTTTCGACTATTTCAATATAATAAACGTTACCAAGTTAGCGGAAAAGGCGGGTATTAACGCTTCACAGTTGCGTCAGTACCGTAATGGCCTATCTAAAGCTAGCGAGAAACAATATGCAAAGTTGCGTGAAGCCATCCGAGAAATTGGGCAAGAGCTATTAACCGCGAAACTTTGATACTTCATGTCGTGAGACACAGCTTTTACTTTAAAAAAGGAAAGGCGGCCTAATCAGGTCGCCTTTTTAATATACACCAGGTTAGTAGTCTCCCGGAGGTTTTCGGTTAGCGCATCCTCTTACTTCGCATTTTTGGTATAGTAGTAACTGCTTTTCTAATTTTAATTTATTTATTTCTTCGATTAATGCCAGCTCTCGCCCTTGGGTTTCTCTTAGTTCCCGGTAAATTGAATCTACTTTTGCATCCCGGTCGGCCAGTCGTTCTACATAGCGGTCTATTTCCTTTGCGTAAAGGCTTTGTTCTGCGGCTTTCACTCCTACAGCTTCTTTACGAGAGTATGTTCCCCGGTTAAACCACCACTTTATAAATTCAAAACCGCCTAAAGCTGTGACGGTACTTCCTATAATCGTTCCTATCGTAATCCAGTCCATAGTTAACGCCTTTTAGGTATGAATATTCCGGCATCCATAGGATTTGTCTCAGAACCTTTTTTATCGGTACAGCTATTGCCTGGTCGCCACAAGGGGTATTTATCACGATTATTTTGTAGGAACTCGATAAGGTCGTTCGCCAGTTCGGCCGCATCGTCTTTAATCCATCGTCTAAGCTGGGAGATGTCTTTGATGTCTACGGCCTTACTGTTTTCGCTTTCCTTTATGGTTATTCCTTTGTTTACTATCGCTGCCCAGTGGAAGGGTATGCCTTGGTATACGGCGTAGAATGAAAGTGCCGGGGCTAACGCTATTATAAGCGCCTGGTTAGCTTTCGTAATTTCATCGCCCTTAGCTTCTTGGCTGGCTTTCCGTATCTGTTCTTTGAGCTCTTCGGTTAACGGTGTGCCTAGTATGCGCTCTATGTACATTTTTTGGGCGATACCAATGTACGGTACAAATTTAGTTATAATGGTATTTTCTTTTATAGGGCTATTTTCTGTAAATAGCTCTTCGTTAATTAAAACTATCTCCATCGTTTTGCTATTTTTTTAAGATAACGTACTAACCGGTTATCCGGCTTGCTTAGGGTTTGGGGGAGCTCCTCGGAAGTTGTGGGCGTAGCTGGGTTCTCGCTTTCTTGTATCTTCTTTATAACATCCAGTTCGTCGATAACGAGGGGTGCCGTTTTATTTATTTTAGTAAAGATATTCAGGCTATCGAGTATTTTCCTGCGTAGTTTCTCCACTACGGTAAAGTTGTACAGTATATAGGCGTCGATTATTTCGGCAGCATTGCCGGTTAGGTTTCCTGAACCGGATACGCCTGCCAGGGTAGGGCTGCTTAATCGGTGGGCGCTTACGATCTTCTGAAATACAATCCCTTCGACGTTGTTGTATATGTCGGCGTTTGCGCTGGCATTAAAGGGAGTAATAACAGGCTTAACACTATCATTCTCGCCCCATAGCGTCACGGTACGCGTTGCAGGGTTTGGACCGGAAAAAGCTCTATCGAACAATCTTTGAAATTCCTCTTTTTTTTCTGCGCTGGGGTTGCTGGGCATACTAATAACAACGGATGGAGTGAAGCCTGTATTTATACTATTTTTATAAAATTCGCCTAGTGCCCCATCTGCCTTGACATAATCCATTGCCGGATAATAACCAGGTATACAATAGAAGTCTAACCCCGGCGTGTAGTCCCAGTGATAATACATGTAAGCCACACCTTTTTTAGCCTTTCTTACACTTCCTGGCCAAACGGGTAATTCTATCGGTTTATTTTTTCCACTTGTTTTTGTCCAATCTTTCGATATTCGGAATGTTTCCGGTTTACCCGTTTCGGATATTTGCCCTATGCGTACCTGGGTAAAGTCTTGATGAAACAAGGATACCGTAGTGCCGCCTTTGTTGACGATTACTTGCCAATAGAATCCCCCGAAAGTTTTGTAGTCGGTCGCTACTTTCTCTATCATGTCGTCCCAGGATTCGCCTGTATTGGGAACTCCTACAAATCGGCCTGCATTTGATTCGCTATCACGTACGCCCTTACCGCAGATGTAGGTAACTGTACTTTCTATGATACTGCTGTTTACTGGGCTTTTACTGTTGAAGTTAACTATTTCCTGCGGAAATAAGTTTTTTGTCCCATAAGTAACCCAGCCCCCAGATTTATTTAGTGATACTTTCGGGTATGCGGGGTTCTCGTCTATTGTGCCCAAGTTTACGACTACGTAATTACCCGGGTCCTTCTTTTCTTCTTCCATTGATTACCGTTTTTTCAGTAAAGACGAAAAAAAAGGTTTTTCGTCTTTAGGGTATGGTGAAGTTAGAATACGATAATACAAGAATATCCGTACCCGAAAGTTGGGACGATATTACATTAGGCTTTTACGAATCGTTTTATGATGAAGAGCCTTCTACAGCCCGTGAGCGGGTTGAATGGGTAGCCCGTATATGTAACGTAGACTCAGAACTACTATTAGAGTGGCCGTCCGAAGTGTTTAACCGGATTGTAGGGTATCTGGATTTTCTTTTTAAGAATAACCCCGCAGAGCCTTCTCCCACTATTGAGGTGGAGGGAGTAAAGTTCATTGTACCTATCGAGGAAGAATTAACGTTAGGTGCCTGGGTAGATATTGACGAGGTGCAGAAGCAGGGTAAGAACGTACTTTCTAACGTGTTGGCCATTGTTTGTCGCCCTGTAGGAGAGAAGTATGACTGCAAAAACAATGACGAGCGTAGGGAGATGTTTGCAGCATTGCCGGTAAGTAAGGTTTTGGGTGTACTTGCTTTTTTTTTACGCTGCAAAGACGTTTGCGATCTACGTATACAGACCTTTTCAAACCTGGCCCAAGCCTGCGACCGATTGCCCCGGAATACAGAGGGTTTTCGTTATCCTGGGGGTGGTATAAGGTTATCGCGGATTTGGCGGGAGATGACATACAGGACCTTGACCGTATTACTGCGTTACCGGTTACAAAAGTTTTTACGTACTTATTATACCGCCGAGACAAGGAATACGCCGAAGAAGCGCAAAGAAAGTTAGATCGTTCGTTATCTAAAAACAAATAGAATGCAAATAGTTGATCTATTTTATAAACTGGCCCGTGAACACGAGGCTATTAACGCCTTTATTTATGGCGAAGGGCGGGAGAAGGGAGCAGCTAATGAGGCGCATCCACTTGTGTGGTTGGATGACCCGATACACGGGCAGTCCGATGGTGCTAATGTGCTGCGGTATACTGCTAACATTGATATACTGGGTATTCCTACGACAAAAAGAGATGTGTTACCAATTCAAAGCGCCGCTTTTATTGTTGGACTGGAATTTAAAGAGAAGATAGCAGCGCTGCGCGCTGAAACAGGGATAAGCGTAGGCGGTCTCAGCTTCTTAACGTTGCGGGAATATTATGATAATTCTGCTGCGGGCGTGCGCTTTACCTACCAACTACTGCAAGCCAACCCAGTGGACCGGTGCGGTAATGTATTTAATCCGGATAAGCAGTTTAAAAGCGTTGAGGCGTTGCCGGACTTTACTGTAGAGTATCCAGACGGGTACGCGGTATTCGACAAAAACGGCTTACCTAATTTCACTATACCGCAATGAGTAAGGAGGGGGTACAGTTAGCCGTTAATAGGATAGCCAGCGATTTACTGGCGTTGGCTTCTGCTATTTTGGAAGACGATACTATTAGTGTAAACACTAAAACGGGACGTAATACGCTAAGGAATAGCGCTCTTAATGGAGATTTAGAAGCGGCGATAGCTACGGCTAATGATGGCGACCCGGTAATAACGGCGCTGTTTAATCATTATGTAGTTTTCTTGGAGTGGACGCGCCCGCCAAAGTATAAAAAGAAACCGCCTATCAGTGTCTTAAAAGATTGGGCGCAGAAAAACGGCATACCTACCGACGCGAGTACTTTGTACGCCATATCGTATGCTATTTGGCGGGATGGGCACGAAGGGCGTCCGATATTCGCCACGATGGACCGAGAATTAGATACGTTGTTTAACGATGATTGGGCGGATAATTGTAGACGATTTGGATAACTTTTTTAACAATTAAAGAAATGGCTAAGACGACGGTAACAATTACCCCGGAAGACATATCATTAACGGGGGCGCCAAACTGGATACAGTTTAGCGTAACAGAATACGGTAGCGATGCTTATATAGAGATCGATGTACAGGACAGTGAAGGCAATCATTTAGCTACTTTACAAAAATCGTGTTCAAATGGGCCGATATGGTTTAATCTTAATTCGGTATTTAACTCGTATAATTCATACAATGTCCCTCCGGTTTCTCCGGGCTGGTTTGACACAGGTACGGGGCATTCTTATAGGATAGTTGCTAAATTAGTAGAAGATGACAACACGACGATTGTCTACGAATCTCCGGCATTATATGTCCTGCAAGGGTATGCGTTACCGTCGGAGAGTTTGGATATGTCTCGGTACCAGTATAGTGCTAACGGATTTACTCTATTAACGGATAGACCTACAACTTACTATGTTCCTGGTCAAAAGGAGTTCCTTTCTTTTGCTGTAGGCGTGCCTTATATTACGGTTAGTCCGGTGTCTTTATTATTGCCTGCTTCCGGGGGAAGCCAATCGGTAACAATCAATTCTAATACGTCATGGTTAGTAGGAGAAGCGGTCCGGGCAAAAAGTGGCCCGGTTCCTATTAATTTGAAAGTACTGTATAAGGCATTAACTACGAGCGGCATTGTTTTAGGAACAATCGAGGCCCAAACAAAGACAGAACTGAATACGATGTCAGTTAGTACCTGCCTATTAGACATAGACTCCGTATTAACTAAGTATCCTAAAACAGGAATAGTACGTGTTTCGGTGATCGATGGGACTAAAATGATTTCTAACGAGTTGGAGTATCGCATACATCCCGCCTCTTTGCATCAGTTGAGGCCTGTGTATTTTATAAATAAATTTGGGGGATGGGATACGTTTAATTTTGATGCTCCCATTAAAGAAGACATATCCAACGAAATGGATACCTATAATCGCAGCCTTACCCCTTCTTACAGTAAAGGGGAAGGTTTGAAAATGGTGGCGCGTACTTCGTTGAATAATACTTATACTATAGAGGGGGCCCCGGTATCTGACGACGTGGCGCGCTGGCTTAAAGAGTTGGCATTATCTCGCGTTGTTCTGGATGGGGAGGGCAACTATATTATAATAGAGGAATTTAAGTTAACGATAGACCCGGAAAACCGTGATATGCAGATACCGACTATCAAGTACCGATTAAGCGAAAGTTACGTAAATGGCTGAATTTGAATTATACATAGATGGGCGTATGTGCGATCTTACAGATAACTTTAGCGTACGTCTTAACAGGCAGTTGATTAACCCCGGAGAACTGAGCGCAAAAGATGCACAATACAGCTATAGCGTTACTTTGCCGATTACGTCGGCGAATAACGAAATATTCGGTTTTGCGAATATTGAGGAAACTCGGGGGAAATTCGTTCGCCTATATATTGCGGAATTAATAGCCGGAGGCGTACGTATATTCATGGGTAATTTTCGCCTATCCGAAATATCTGAGCGAGCATATAAAGGAAACTTAGTTATTCCTGCACCCAAGACGGTAAAGGATGTGTTTAACGGTATCACTTGGAAAGACTTAACCGGGCATTGGCTACCATTTGATAGCCTGGCAACTTCTGTAAGCCGTTATAACCGTGCGGCTGCTACAGAGCCACAAAAGGCTATCTTTCCCTACGTGCTGTATGGTGTTCTTCCCAAAAGGGCCATAAATGGCATATATTCGGACCGGAACGTATGGGACGATAGTACTATTTTCTCGATTGATAATATGCCGCCTTCGGTTAATGTATTGATGTTGCTACGCGAGGCTTTCTCTAAAAAAGGATTTCAGTTAAACGGCAACGTGTTTAGTGATTTACGGTTACGCGAATTGTATCTGAGCCACAAAGATGACGGTAAGCAGGGGTTGCCATGGAATTATAGAAGTAACGGAAGGATAAAAGTAGAGGGTACTTGGCAAAACGCCGTTCCTACTAACTGCGTGGCGAAAGATAGCCACTGCGAAAAGGCGGCGCGTATTAGTCGGCATGAGCCTAACCTAAACGTTTTTGAGGTAATGTCCGGTAGTAATTCGATCATTAGCCACAAGGAGGACCCCGGAGGGAATCTTATACCAACCCATTACGAAAACGGCAGACCGGGGAACGCGGGCGCGCGCATAGTAGTTCCAATCTCGGGGTATTATAAAATAGAATTTGCTGCCAGTCTGGCTATTTTGTACCGCGGAGCGGGTTCGTGTGTTATGAAAGATCAAGATACGGGGGTGACGTATGAAGAAGCGATAACAAGTACATTAAAAAAGAAACAGATAGAGATTCGACTAACCCGTACCCCAGATACTGATCTAAGCTCTGAAAAATTAGACGGTACTTTTTGTCGAGATAATCTACCCCAATCTCCGGAGGATGATGAGCGATATTACCCACGTGTGACAGATGGAAAGTCCGTCCATTTGATAGATGCCGCACAGGATAAAAATATAATAACGGGCTTTAGTTTTGGGGTAGGTGACCCTTTTGGAGAAAACGCGGATAGGTCTAATCCAATGGATAACCGTGATATACCATCACAAACGCAGATAGCGAGCCCTTTTCTTAGTTGGGACGTAGATGTCGCCGGAAGCGATAGGCCTTTAGTTATAGTTCCTTCCCCCGGGTATATGCGAGTCAATAGCGAAGGGATAGGGTTAGAAACGGATAAGTATAAAGTAGTTCTGGTTAATACCCCTGTGTCTTATGACATAGTGTCCGGGGATAGAACTGCGAGGGGTAAAGTATGCGCGATAGCGTGGCTTAACGGGGGAGAAGTATTATCTATTATTTCGGTGTCTTATCCTGCCATATATTCTATAAATTATTCATTGGAGCTAACCCCTTTCCGATCGGATAAAGACTGGATACCGGGATATTACAGGGAACAAGGGAAGTTACCTACTTTGGATTGGAACGATAGCCCTACTTTTGAATCGGACCGTATCGACCTGTTTAAATTTATGCCACAGGAAGACAAGGTAGACGATTGGATAACGGAATTTTGTAAGGCGTTTAATCTACGTCTTTCCCAAACAGGTAACGACACGTTTAGTCTGGATACCAAGCCTACCCGAAAATCTTATGATGGCTCTTATGTTGACCTGGATGGGGTTACATCTGTTAGAGATAGGGTTAATACACCTTTGGGGTTACCTTCACTATACAAGTTAGGTTTCACTGTAGATATGGAGGAAGAGGGGTATTTTTTAACTAATGACGACGGGGGAGGGGAGTATAGTACGGGGGCTACCGAAGAGAAG